CGGGTTATTGATGATTATTCCAAAGATTATTCCATACTTAACTTTGATGAGAAATTTGCAAGGAATAAAATGAAGAAATGGTTGATGTCTCTGTATAAAGAGAATACGGAGAAACAATACGGTTTAATTACTCCCGGTGTTTTAATTGAAGAATATTTGGGATTGAATTGCAAATCATCTAATTCATACTTGAATAGTTATCCGGTAAAGCGATTAAGTGAAGAATTAAAAGAGTATAAATTATGGTATATTGGAGGAGATTTGATTGGGATTTGCCCGCTTGATTACAATGATCATAGAATACAGAATTTTTATGATGAGCAATGGAGGGAATTACCTTTTACAAGGAAAAAGAATGAAACTTATAAAAAGGAATTTGAAAAACCTGATTCTTTGGCTGATCTTGTAAAGGTGGGGAAACAACTTGTAAGATTAATTGGGAATCCTCCGTTTGTAAGGGTGGATATTTATGATGTTTGCGGGGAATTGTATTTTGGTGAATATACGTTTACACCCAGCGGTGCTACAAATAGAATTACACCTGAAAAATATGAAAAGGAGTTTGGAGAAATGATAAGAACAAAAATTTATGGGTAGTATATTAAATATAGTATTGGTTTACAGAACAGGTGCAAAATTTGGAATGAGGGATGTCCGACTTTTGGCAAATCAATTGCAAAAGCATAGGGGATCATTTCATTTGAATATTTTTGTTTTGACAGATGTTGTTCTTGAAAAAACACACATTAAAAATGTTATTTTATTACCAATGAAATATCATTGGAAGGGATGGTGGTCAAAAATGAATTTGTTTTCACCTGATTTGGAATATTTGCGTCCGTTTTTGTATTTGGACTTGGATACAGCCGTGATTAACCCTTTATCAGCGTTTCTCCTTAACGATCTGCCCAGTAATGGTGTTATTATGCTACGGGACTTTTATAAGCCCTTAGAACCGGCGTCAGGCGTTATGTGGTTGCCTGCCCGGAATGAAAAAATATGTAGAGTGTGGGATTGTTGGATGGCAGGACCGGAAAGTCATATTAAAAAATACAAAGGGGATCAACGGTTTATAAATTCAGTGATTAAACCGGATTATTTTTTTCAGGATATTACAAAAGGAATTGCAAATTTTAAATTCGGGAGAGGTAAATACAAAAAGAGATTAAATAAAAATGATGTGGTGATTTGTTTTCATGGTGAACCTAAAATCAGGAATGCTGCAAATATGGTGAATTGGGTGAATGAATACATAAATGAAAAAATGTAATGAAAGAATTTAATTTGGAATTGGTTAAACATATTAATCCGAAATCCGGAATAGGGAATAGGCATTTGCAAGAAGTTTACCGCAGAGTTTTGCAAATTGAAGGCAATGTTTTGGAAATAGGCAGTTTTCGCGGTCGTTCAACCGTTGCATTTGCTTGGGGTGTGAAAGACAGAGGAAACGGTAAGTTATTTTGCATTGATCCGTGGAATGCACAAGGTGTAACAATAGAAAATCATATTGATAATGTAAAACAAGCCGGTTGTGATGATGTGGTAGTGAGAATACAAGATTTATCCTGGAATGTGCTTAAACGCAGAAAACCGGAAGAGTTATTTTTAAGTAAGTTAGGTATATTGTTTATTGACGGTAATCATAAGGAAAGTTCCGTAGAGAGGGATTTACGTTGGGTTGAATTGGTGAGGAAAGGAGGGTTTGTCATTTGTCATGATTACGGTCCGGGATTGAACACAAAGATACCAGGTCCTAAACTTGCCATTGATAAATTTAATAGAAAAAACAAAGGGGTTCTAAAACAAATAAATTTGATAGGAAACTTGATTGTTTTCAAGAAATTAATATGAGATATGAATAAAGAAAAAACATATGACCCGATTTTGATAACAGGTGTCGAACGTTCCGGTAGCACTTTTGTTGCTAAGATATTGGATATGTGCGGTGTATTTAGCGGTGCGGGAAATAATATGTTTGAAAATACCATGATTCATTCTTTGCATTATGAAATGTTAAGGAATGTTGAAGAATTATTTCCTGTAACCGATAAAATAAATATTCCATATGGTTGGCGTGATATCATATTGGCGGAAATGAAACAAGAGGGTTGGTATGAAGATCAGCCGTGGATGGTGAAAGGCAGTGTACTTGCACAGTATTGGCCTGTTTGGCATTATGCTTTTCCTGATGCAAAATGGTTGATTGTACGTCGCAGAACGGGTGATGTAATACAAAGTTGTATTAAAACGGGATTTATGAAAACGTTTAAGCAAGTTGAGAATTTAAAGAAATTAGGGTTAAAGGAAGAAAAGGATGGCTGGCTTTGGTGGGTTCATCAATATGAGAATAAATTCATTGAAATGATAAAAGAAGGGTTAAATTGCAGAATAGTTTGGCCTGACCGTTTGGCAGAACCTGTCGATGCGTATAAATGTGTTAAGCAGATGTATGAAACGGTCGAATGGCTTGGATTGGAATGGAATGATGATATTCCTGATGTAATCTTACCATTGTTTAAAAAAGATAGGAGAATAAAACATGGCAATAAGAACGACGGTTGATGATGTAAAAGACATACTTGATAACACAAATTTGGAAGATAGTGTTATTGAGGCATTTATTGGAGATGCCAATATTTTTGTAACCGGTCATTTGTCAGGAGAAGGATTAGGGGATGACACTTTGGAAATGATTGAGAAGTGGATAGCGGCACATATGATTTCCATTACAAGGGAACGTACTTATTCTGATGCCGAAGCAGGAGGGGCAAAAGTGAAATATACGGGTAAATGGGGAGAAAGATTGAAAGCCACTTCTTATGGTCAAATGGCTATTGATTTGGATACGAGTAATACGTTATTGAAATTGGCGGAGTCAAAGAAAGAGGCTTCGAGCAGGGCAGTTGAAAGTTTTGATGATTAAATGATATGGGAATTGAGAGTGTAATACGAAAATTTTGTGTTCAAACCGCTGTTTATTGGGGCAACCCCAAAGAAAGCGGAATGGGTGGTTTTACGTTTGATAATCCTGTTGAATTAACACCTCCTGCAAGTGGGGTTCGATGGGAAGAAAAAACACAATTGGTTGCTACGGGCAGAGGAGCGGAAGAAGTAAGTGATGCTGAAATATTGGTTTGTCAGGATTTGGATATTGATGGTTATTTGTATTTAGGTAATCTGAGTGATTTGACAGCGGAGGAAAAAGCAGACCCGACGCAGGTGGAAGGAGCAAGGCAAATAATGAGCAGAAGCAAAATACCAATGGTGTTTTCCACAACCGAATTTGTCAGAAAGGTTTATTTAAGAAGGAAGTTTAATATATAATGGCAGAGATTAAATACATACCGGGAACGAATATACCGTTTATGGGGTCCAAACATTACGGGGCGACAAAGGCTACGGCTGCGGCCGGCAGATATGCAAGGACAGCAGGATTGAGGGGGGCTCAGAATGAATTGAATAAAATGATTGGCGGGGGTGTTGCCAAAGTGTTTGGATTGAAAACGGTGCAGGCAGGAATGGCAGATGCTGTTGTGAGACTGGCTTGGGCTGTTGAAAGAGGAACAGGTGATGCGGTTGCTTATTTGTATTATGATATGGATAAGACACCGCCATTGATACCGGTAGGTAAAACAGGTAATTTACGTGAATCTTGGTTCTCACGTCCCGTAAGGGAGCTTAACGGTAAGAATTTTAAAATAGGCACAATAGCAGGTTTTGGTGGAGGAGATTGTGATTATGCAATATATGTGCATGAAATGACGGATGAGGCGTATGGTAAAAAAATAAAATGGTCAAGGCCTAATTCAGGACCTAAATTTTTGGAAAAAGGATTACAAAGGAATCAAGATAAGATTTTGGAAATTATAATTAAAACGGTTAGAGCGGCAATGAAATGAATCCATGCAGTGAAGATATAAAAGATATGTTATTGGCTGAAAGTCTTGGATTGACTTATGGAGTGGGGGGAAATTTATTTATTGGATTTGAACCCAAAACTCCTTCTGATACGGTTACTGTATTTGATACGGGAGGTTTCGGACCGCAATTGACTTTTGATAAGGATGAAAAATATGAATATTCAAACATTCAGATTCGTGTTCGCAATAGCAAATATGATGAGGGATGGGAAATGATAAATAATATTAAGAATGTGTTGCACGGCCGGGCGCATGAGACGTGGAACGGTTCTTATTACAGTCTGATTCATTGTTCCAGTGATATTGCTTTTTTGAATTGGGATGAGAATCACAGAGCGAGGTTCGTTGTGAATTTTGAGCTGCAACGAAGATGAGAAATGTTAAATTAAAAATGAAAAGGAGGTAAATTATGTCGAATGCTATTTCTGGTGTTGGAACGGTTTTTCTGCGTTGGAATTCAAGTTTAGGTGAATGGGAAACATGGGCAGAAATAAATTCCATATCCGGGCCAAGTATGACAAGGGATTTCATTGACGTCACGTCTTTGGATTCCACAAGCGGTTTCCGTGAGTTTATTGCAGGTTTCCGCGACGGAGGTACGGTAGTTTTGAACATGAACTTTACCAGAGACACTTATGATGATGCCAAAACGGATTTTGAGGATGATGATACTCACAATTATCAAATCGTATTACCTGATGCGGATAGTACGAGTTTTGAATTCAGTGGGTTGGTTACCGAATTGCCTTTGGAGATAACTCCGGACGATAAAGTAACTGCAAATG